GCCTGGCGGTTCACCACTTGAGGTTCTTGGGCAACGCGGTTTGGGTAGAACTTTAGAAACACAAAGACAATCTGCCGCTACGTTAAATGCACTTAAAGGGATTAATAAAGAGGAATACGCTCTTGCGGAAGCATATGCTAAGCAGCAAATGGCGCGTCAAATGGCAGCAGCAGGGATTCGTCAAAATATTGCAACTAACGCCGCTATGCTTCAAAACGCACAAACAGGTGCTATTAACATGGGGCAGCAAGCAATGAAGAGTTCGGGCGATATCCTAACGTCAAACTTCCAGTATCAGTAACATGGAAAATGATTTTAATAACGCTATGCTTTCTAGCGGTTTTTTAGATACCGGTTATGGCGGTGGGCGTATCTCTAAGGAAAACCCGACCTTGCGAAAGACGGTTATGCAAATGTTTGGCCCACGTAAGTCTGACTTCGATCCCTTGAAAGATGTAAACCTTACGGGAATAGACGCTTTCAGACCACTACCACTAGTAGAGACACGTGAACCTGAAACCGAACCACGCACAGGATCTTACGGTGGGGATGCTACAGACAAGGACGTGTTGGGTGAAGGTACTGACTTATATGGGGGTGGCCGGGATCTTAGTATAGAGGATCTGAAAGAACTGCAGAGGCAGCAGGCGGGCCTTAGTTTAGAGCAGGCTCAGGGTTTATATCCATTGCTGCAATCAGCAGGTCGTGAAAGTACTGCACGTAACTTACTTGCCAGTCAAGACTTCTTAAAATCCAAGCTTGACGCACGAAAAAATCTAGAAGCTTTTCAGCAGTCACTACCAACGACACAACAAGATATCGTGTCAGCGAAACAAACTCAGTCTTCTCAGGCTTCTCGAGCTTTTTTAGAAGAAGCTATGGCTGCAGCTACTCAAAGTGATGCTGCAAAAAGATTTGCTGAGACTGGCTTAAGTCCTTATCGTTATGTAGGCTCTTGATATAGGGTCATTAGAATATTCAAATCAGGAGAACTTTTATGGGCGGCGGAAAAAAGAAGAGCAAGACCGAAATCAAATATGTGCCTGCTCCACCTCCAGCGAAAGTGCAGGTAAATCCAACCCAGTCTTTAAGGAGTCAGATAGCGCTGTCTGAGACTGCGGGCGCACAATCGCGTCTGAATATGACGACGCAAGCGAATCTAGATCGAACAAATAAAGAGTTTTTTACTGGGCAGAACATCCGTCAACTGCAGTCTGCAGGAGCACAAGACCGTCTGTCTATTGCTGCAACCTCTGATGCTCAGGTCAGAGGTTTCCGTGTCGGCGGCCAAGAGAACCGTGCGACTATATCTGCTCAAGGAGCTCAAACTCGCTTGAACACTGAAACAATAGGACAGCAGCAGCGCTTGTCTCTTGGTAAAGCAGGAGAAGAAGAACGCTTAAACATTGGCTCACGTGGTACGCAGGAACGTTTGACTGTCGAAACAGCAGGACAGCAGGAACGTTTAAACATCGGCTCACGTGGTACGCAGGAACGTTTAAATATCGGTACACGGGGCACCGAGGAGCGCCTAAGCATTGGTAAGACCGGCGAGGAGCGGCGCTTAACTCTTGGCAAAGCAGGAGAAGAAGAGCGTTTGAGCATCGGTAAGACCGGAGAAGAACAGCGGCTAACTATCGGTAAAACAGGTCAGGAGACTCGATCTACCCAGTTGCAATCTGAGATGTTCAGACGCTATAAAGAGAACAGAGATTTCGAACAGGCGCAAAGCCAGTACAGAGCATGACCGATTGGATTCGCGACTTAACCGAAAAAGACCGTGAATCCTTTCTAGCCTTCTGTAAACAATCCTCTAGTCCTATTCAGGTGTACCTGTACGCTCGCTTTATGGGTTTCTGTGGCACCATAGTGGAATGTGACACTTGGTCTAAAAAAGAGTTTAAGAAAAGAAATTTTGCTGCGATCCTTGAAATGGAGATCGACTATATGCAGCAAGACATTGCAAAATTACGTGAAGCCATCGACATGGGGTTAGTCAAGCAAGATATGGGTGCATCACGTATTGCAATGATGCAGAAAGAACTACGTGGGTCCATTAAGCAATTAAGTGATGAAAAAGTCTTAATGGATAAGCAAGGTTTAATTCTTGCAGGCGCTGATAGAGCAGTCCGAGAGATGCTTTTAATCTTTAGAGATGACCCCATCGAAGGTCCTTTACAAGAAGCATCAATGGGTGTCTGGACAAAGATTTTCCAAGAAGAATCCTAGTGATTGTTACGCTATGCTTTGTGCATGGCAGGAACTAGTCTTCATAACGTTTACCGACGTACTGCACGTGCTGCGGCGCAGCAACGCATCGTAAAGAAAACGTCTAATGTCGATGTACAACGCGCACGTACAGATTTTGCATATTTCTGTGATGTTGTAGGTGATAAACCACCTGCGACACATCATAAAGAGTGGCATGAGTATCTTTGTACAAATCAGGACTCTGAATGTTTAGTCAGTATTGGGGGACCGAATATCGACATACTGGCACCACGTGGTAGTGCTAAATCAACAATTCTTGGGCTATATACTGCATGGGCGGTAGGCATACATGCTGTGGCTAAGAAGCCGCTGAAAGTACTTTATATCTCCTATACAGTCGATGTTGCCCGCCCTAAAAGCGCAGCAATTAAAAGGATTATTGAAGAAAGCAAGACATACAGAGAGATCTTCCCGATGGTTAAAATTGCCAAAGGTATAAATTCGAATGAGTACTGGAGCATTGATTGGAAATTTGCAGGGATTAGATCAACAGGTGAAGAGGAGTTTACTGTCTGTTGTGCAGGACTTAAAGGAGCAGTGACTTCTAAGCGTTCACACCTTTGTATTATTGATGACGCAATTAAATCAGCGGAAGATATTAAAAATAAAGATATACGTCAAGCCATGGAGGAAAATTGGAATAGCGTCATTGTTCCCACTATGTTTGAAGGTGGTCGAGCGATTTGTTTAGGAACGCGCTTTAGGCATGATGATATTCACAACAGCACTTTTATACCATCAAACAGCTGGGTTCAAATTGTTCAATCTGCAATCACGGTAGATCAAAATGGGGACGAGGTCTCCTATTGGCCTGCAATGTGGTCATTGGAGTATTTGAGGGATCGACGTCGGCAGGCACCAGTAGCTTTCAGCTTTCAGTACCAGAATCAAATTGTTCAGACAAGCGAGCTGTCCCTCTCCCCTGACCTGATTGTTAAGGGAAATATTGCGACTGACTTCGACACGCTAGGGGTGGGAGTGGACCTGTCTGCAGGAGTAAGAGAGAAAAATGACTATACGGTGTTTGTGATGGGTGGACGTATCGGCGACAAGATTCACATTATTGATTGCAAAAGGCTGCGAATCATGGGCAATCTTGAAAAATTAGAAGCGTTAATGGAAATGATGGAAGAATGGGGTGTTTGTTACAAAGATCGTGATAAGTATTTTCCATCTGGATCCGGGATTGAAATTTGGTCGGAAGCAGTCGCTTATCAGGCATCTTTGGAAGCGGACTTCAAACGTATTTGTCTAGGCGACCACGGGCTTTACAACATGCACTGGCATGCGATTAAGGGTTTTCGAGGAGATAAGGTTGCGCGGTTTAGAGGCATCATGGGTCTATTCGAACAGCGCAAGATTACTTTTAATCGTTACAGAAAATTTCAAGCATTAACTGATGAAATTGTGAACTTTGGTGTAAGCTCACATGATGACTGCGTCGACGCTCTTGTCTGGCTTTGCAATGGTCTAATGACCAGAGGAAAACTAGAGTTAGAGTATTGACGATTTAAACTATAGGTATTCACATACGATGTCACCTAGTTATTTCTTGGTAGAGCTTGAGCAAGATGCTTATGGCTCTGCTGTCCTCCCACTACCTGATGAGCTTTGCCACGACATGGCCCTTCAGCCAAACGAACGCTTCGATGTAGAAGTCGAAGAGGGCGTAATTGTTTTCAAACGCTTGGAGGCTGGGTACGATATTGATCAGTAAACTGCTTTAAAAAGAATGAGCGATAGTGCTAAATCACAGCTTGAGGATATTCTCAAGGCAGTAGTGTCCCGCGATAGTACTGGTTCAGCTGACACGATGCTCATCAATGCGCATCTGTCCCAGATGAAGATGTTCGGCATCAGGCAGGGGCTCGAGTTCTATCCCTCACAGGATAATTTGGGTACGCAACGCTATGACTTTATTCAACAGGTCATTCGATTCAACAAGCTAGATGCACGCCTTGATTCGATTTGGGATCGTTTTTTAGCTTACGGGAAAGGCCTTTTTTATATCCGTCCTACCAAGAAGACCTATCGCCTTTACTGGTTTGACAAAGATTCTTATCGGACTTACTACTCTCCAGATGGTGATCTAGAGGAAGTCCTGATCATTTATCCGTACAAAGTCAGAGCCTCAAAGGGCTTTCAAGGTGCGGGTTTGAACACTGATAAGCGCTATATGCGGCTTCGCATCACTGCGGAGACAATTGAGGAATATCACAGCGAACAGGAGATTGGTTTCGACAACCTTTCAATGGAGGCACCTTTTGCTGAAAAGAAAGTAGTTGCGAACAGCATGGAGTTTATTCCGTGTGTCGAGGTTCTTAACAACCCAGATGCGTTTGGCACTGAGGGCAGTGGCGAGTTTGAGATCGTTGCTAACCAGATCATTGCTCACGACGAGATGGTGAAGAACATCAGAGCAAACCTGTCGTTCTTCGGTAATCCAACTCTTCTTTCTTCACGTCCTAAACAAGACATCGTGGAGGCTGATGATGATGCGGTACAACGTCCAAGCATCTCTAGCCAATCAGGCTTTCAGTCTGACTTCTTCTTATCCAGCTCTACATTTAAGCAAGACCCTACAACGCGCTCCCAAGCGGGCTACAACGGGCGTCCAGGGCAAGGAATGCGTGTACCAAGGGTTATTGCAAACCTGGAGCCAACTGATCGTGTGGGCTTTATTACGCCGAATGCAGTCAGTACTGATCAAGCTAGGTATGCAGAGCAGTTACGTAGTGAGATTCGTCTTTCTTTAGGTGGTATCGATGACTTGAGCATCACTAATGTGACGGCCACTGAGTACAAGTCTGCATATGGACGTGTCAGTGCCACTGCGAAGAAGAAGTGTCTGCAGCTGTACACCTATGGGATCTGCCGTTGCCTTGAGCTAATGATTTTTCAGGAAGAGCAGATCTTCCGCAAGTCACTGGCTTTTGAAACAGGAATTAAACTGCCGCTTCCTCCAGAGGATCCGGAAGATGAGAAGGCGATGCTCAAATATGAAAAACAAAAAGCTAAGTACGAAGAAAAACTTCAACAAGCGATTGATGAAGCCGTTGAGACTCAAGACATACCTGACGGAGTACTAGGCCTAGCACCAGATGGAGATAGAGCCACTGAGTGGCGTTGGTTAGGTCCTGTCTATGAAGATACGACACAGGATAAACTTAACCAATCTATCTTCACCAGAAACTTGCAAGAGTTAGGTGTTGATAGCATTGAAGCACTGAAGTATTTATTCCCTTCAAAAACGGATGATGAAATCGCGGGCATGCTCTCCGGTTTCCCATTCCGGGTTGTTGGGGAAGTACAGAAGGCGTATTCCGCGTTTATTGACTTAATAAACCTAGAAATGCGGACACCACATCCACAGCAACCGAATCTTCCGATGGCTGCGGACCCGAGACTTGATCTCACCCCCTTCCTTTATCGCACGCTCGAAAGCCTACAAAAAGAGGTAACTTATGCAGGCCGATACCGCAATGCCGACCCAATCGGCACCCCAAGTATCCCAGACCCCACAGAGCAGCTACGCAGCTCCTTCACAGACAGCAGCGCAAGCGCCAACAGTGGCAACAACTCAGCAATGGGTGGCTCCGTATCAGCAAATGCAGGCCCCAGCCCCGCAAATGCAGGCCCAGATGGGAATTCCCCAGATGCAGGCCTCAACCCCTACTCAGTCATATTCCCAGGCACCCCAGGCAGCCCCACAAACGGACAATCCTTACAAGGAGGCGTTCAACCGGGTGGTAGGGCTCCTGAGTTCGCCCGTCCAATTCCCGTCCCTGGGTCAACAGTCGAGTCAGACACAAACAATCGACCCGGCCAGTTACAGTTCCCAACAGGCTCCCCAGTACAACAGCGCGGGGATGCAGATTTCTTCGCCTTCGATCAACAGCAACCAGGGATACTCCAACGATTATTCCCCAACTTCGCTGGAGATCAGCCAGGAGCAACTTCTGGCAAACGGAGTAAGCGAGCAAAGTCTTGAACTGATTGAGCACTTCGGTGCTGATGCAGCCAACGTCCTTAATACCTACGCTTGTCAGGTTGAGGACGCACTGATTCAGACCAATGCACAATTGGTTGAAGCTTGTGAACTTCTTCAGGAGCTTTCTGGAGAACACCGTGCGTACGAACAGATCTTGACTGATCCAGACGTACTTGCTGATTACACTTGCGAATTCTTCGGTGATAACGGTCCTTACCCGATTCCTGAAGAGCAAGCTCCAGCTTATGCTCAGCAGCCTGCGCAAATGCAGTCTGTTGGCCAACGGTTCCAACAGCAGGCCGCTCCTCAGCGTCCTGAGATGCCACTTCCTCCACAGCCTCAAGCTCCTGCTAATGCAGGTGACTTCTGGAACAACTTTGGCAACTTGGCTGACCGCGACCCCGCAAATGCTTGGCGTTATTTGAACTCCGCTCAGCAGAATCCTGAAGTATTCCGCAACAAATTACTCGTAATGGAGTGATAGGGAAACTTAAGTAGTTCTAAAATGGGGGTAGTTAATTCTGCCCCCTTAATTTTTAAAAGGTTATGAAGAAAAAGAAGGCTGGTGCTAGAGAAAGAGCTGATCAGTTCCTCGATCAGATTGGTACAGCTGGTGGGGCAATAGGTTCTCCTAGTTTGTTTGCATTCGGCGCTGCCGATACAGCCAGTCAACTGATGGCAGGAAATACAGATCAGTACGCTTCTCAGCGAGCTGCAGCAACCGGTATTGCTATCGGTGACCAACAAGGCCAGCCTCCGGCTATGCCTATGGACCTGGACGCGGCATATTTGAAATTGAACCTCCCAGGGTCTCCACTGCCTGCAAACGGCCTTCTAGCCCCTCAGATGATCTCTAACGCTGAGATGGTACAGAAGCAGATTTTCGCTAACGAACAAGCATACCTGTTACAGAACACACCATACCGAGGCCAACTGCCCATGGGCTTCCCGGCTAAACCACAACGCAGAGGACGCTGACCATGGATCACAGTAAAGCAAAAAAAGCAGTTAGCAAGTCAGAGAAAGCCAAGGCAATGATGGCTGAGCTGATGATGGCAGCTTCAGTCAATGCTCCGATCAATCCAGAAATTCAGGTTCCTCAAGCCACTATGCAACCTGAGGATGGTTATATCGATCCTTATCGCCCGTTAGGCACCATTGCTTCTGGGCAGTATTCCCCTGGAAACATGATGGGCGGCTACAACGGCTCTATGTTTGTCAACCCAGAAGCTTAAATAAGCCGGGTTGATAAACTCTTGGTATAATTTTAGTTAATGGAAGTTATATTTCCATACTAAGAGGATTTTTTTTTACTTCCTCGGGTATCAGCTAAACCTGTGCTGAGAAACCAACATGTTTATTGATAACGATTTTCCAAAACTGTTGGGTGCCGAGCTATATCGCCCTCACCCCGCATATATCGTGGAGATGGCCTGCGAGCCAGTCGTAGTCCATGATTTCACAAAACAACCCGGCCAAACCGTCCAGCTAGACCGTTACCGTTTCTTCGGCAACCCTGGCACAAAGACGAGCCGTGAGCGTACACAGGATCAAACAATCGGAACTGCTAACAGCCGTTCAATTGTTAAGGACAAGGTTCTGGTGTCTCTTCGTGAGTACACCGGCCCTGCCGATCCAAACACCACAAACC